TTTGACATGTTTAAGCTTGCTCTTACCAATTCTCTGAACTCCAAATCCATTGTTGATAAACAACGGGTTTTGAGCGCTATTAAGCTTGCTTATTTGGATGAGTATTCTACTAAATTGACACAGAGTGATTTAGGGGTCTTTGAATCTAAATCCACTAGGCAACCACTACCTGCTTCATTTGTTAAGGCTTTTATGCCTGTTGAAACTGAAGGTGGTCGCATTAGTTGGGCGATTCGTCTGGGTGATCATCTCGTTTTGAATGATCATGTTTTGGAGGAGAAAGTGTTGTTAGAGGCAAAACCATTGGATGTTTCATCTGGTGTGTTGATAGCTGAGGATTTGGTGGCTTTCAAAATAGCGGCACTTAAGTTGTCGCGGTTGCCTACTAGTTTATCAGTTGTCGAATTTGTTCCCAAGAGCCAGCATTTTTTCATGTCTCCTGATAAGTGGTCTTCTGTTGAGATCATCCAGTCTGATGAAAAAGTCCTGAAACACAATGTCTCAACTGTCCCCGGGGATTGTGGCGCTGTCATTTTGCAATTTCACAATAATAAATGGGGTGTTGTAGGCATTCATTACAAGGGGCTTCCTGATGCTTATAATTTGGCATCTAGGGTGCCTTTAAATTGGTAAGTCCCTCAGCATGCCTGAGGGATGCAGTTGAATTTTACGGCTCCGACATTACTATTGGTCGAGCTAAGAAAGGCAATTTGGTTGAGTTGAAATCAATTCCTGATAGTCCTTATATGCTCCCAATTTTTAATGTTAAATCTTTTAGACAGCTTACTGATCGCTATTTTGAGAACAGACCAATTTGGTGTTCTACTGAGTATGATGATTATGCGTGGCATTGTTTGAGAGAGGTGGAGAGGTATATTTTCTTGCATTACCATAGTGATGTAGATATTTGTGTATCTTATTCTGATGCCATCCTGAAGTGCAAAGACACTTTCTTGACTTCTCCTGGTTATCCTTATTGTGAGACGGATAGAACCAAGTTCAATGGACCTGATTCTTTCAACGCTGATTTGGATTACTGGATTTTGGAGTCAGAGAAGTTGGCTAAAGCACTCCTCGAAGGCAAAAGACCTGTTGTGTTCAATTTATTTCTTAAGGATGAATTGGTGAAGAAAGTGAAAGTTGAGAGTGGTCAACAGAGAGGTATCTGTGGTGCTTCTTTTAACTTAGTAACCAATCAGACTTATTGTGTGGACCATTTGTATGAGTCCACAAAAAGAGTCCGTTTGGATCCAAAAGTTCCTTATGTGCTAGGTTTGGATGTTT